GCCCGAATGATCATTGGGTGGAGAATGTGCACAGGATAGAGACAAGTGTGCCTTCATTGAGAGTGCTGTGTATGCGGAAGTTGTCTATTTATAATTTGGCGTTTGGCGGGACGTATAACTACCCTTATGTGACTGACGCTCAGTATAACCCAGCCATAGGGTTGGAGGCTAGGTTGTTGAAAATGTTTAAGATGCATACAGGAGTTGATGCAGCATATGATTTCAATGACACTCATTGTGCGTTAAAGTTTTATTATGCGTACTGTGTAGATTTGCAGCCAATTCGATTTACGCTAGAGATAGGGGACCTGAAGTATTGGAAGTTTACAAAGAGTAAGTCTTCATTGAGACGTTATAAGAAATTTGAGGATGTGGAGTTATCTGGTATGACTGTAAAATTCACATCTTCACCTACAAAGAAGCAGGCTCAACATATTATCTTAGGCGAAGTAATTATCCAATTGATAAAGATTTTTGAGGCCACTCGTCATGAGGTACCAATAGAGAAAGACTTGATCCGACATATAATATCCTTGTCCGTTAAACAGCAGCGGTTGTCTGGGATAGATTTAGGAGATATAAGTGATGATATGGTGGAGAAGATTTATAAGAAAGTGCGGTTGTTCTTTATGAGTGGAGATTCAGGGCTACACGTGTTATTTAAAACGCGACACCAAGAGAGAACATATGCTCCGGATAGTTATGAGATTCGACTAGATGGAACTTTAAGTGCGAAGCATGCCAGGAATAGTACGGTACATATAGATATAGGGGCTAAATGGACAGAAGGCGGAGCGTATTTGAAATATCTTCAGTTGTTTGGGGATGAAATGGACTCATATGATGAAATAGAATTAGGGTATAATGATGCTCAGACAATTAATAAGACTTACTTGAAGTCCAAGGATGGCACTATGATGATTTCAGATGGAGATGTGGAGTCATTGGATTTGAGTATAAATTCCATGATGTTGATGTTATATATGATGATGGGGTCATTATGGATTATAAAGGAGGATACTCATATGTACCGAATGTACCAATACTTGCTAGAGGGGTGTGCTGAACAGCTCGCTGGTAAATGCGTTCGATGGTTGAAGGACTTTGTGTTTCTTCTAGGTGTAATGCCTTCAGGGAGTTTGGAAACATCGCATGGAGACTCTTGGATAGTAGGGGTGATGATGTTTTTGACGTTTGTGTTCTATAAGATGAGAGTGTCTAGTCCTAGAGACAGGAAACTAATATGGGGAGCATTGACTTCTAGGAGGCTGGTGATGCTTATTACAGGAGATGATTTTGTGTATGCGTATCCTAGAAATTTGGATGCTTTAATAGGAATAGATAGGTTTTGTGAGTATGTGTCGCAAGTGTATCATATGGTATTCAAGACTCGAAATAAGTATTATTCACTGGTCACATATTTGCGAGTGCAGAACAGTCAAGTGATGGAAGTGGTGTATCAAGGACCTAGTTACCTGAAGAGGTCTTGGATATTAGCTGAAAATTTTAATATACACCTGACTGACCCAGAAGTGGCTAAGATAGTGCCATGGCGACCATTTATTCAGTACAAATGGAGGATGGCAGTACCTAAGGATAATAAAGATCTCTTTTGTAAAAATATGGCGCGGTTGATTGGATTGGCTTATGATTCGTTGGGAGTGGAACCAATAACGTATGATACACTGCTGTATATGTATAAGCTTACGTATAATAAGTCCTTGTTGTTGTTTAAGAATGAAGGGGAGTTGCGGGATCGATTGCAAGAGTGGGTAGATGAGGATCGGAAATATTATTATAAGGTTGGTATTAGACAGATAAAAGGAGTATTTCCGTCCAGAAAAACATTGCTTCGTAGAAACCACTTTGATCGAGATTCACATAGGCCTCCGCACGGTACGATGACTTGGCAACAATGGGCAGATAAAGAGAGCGATTTTATGTACTATGCCTGAAGATAGTGGTAGAT